TGCATGTTGCCAAAGAATCAGAGCACCCAAGAGCCTATGAAGTTGCCGCTGCATTAATTAAAAATCTATCCGACTTAAATAAAGATTTACTTGAAGTACAGAAAAGAAAAAAAGATTTAACAGGTGAATCACAAAATGCAAAAAACATAAATGTAGATAAGGCAATTTTTGTTGGCTCTACAACAGAACTAGTGAAATTTCTAAAGAATAAGGATAAGTATGCAACAATTGATTGAACAACTTAAAGTAATTTTAGGTACAAATTTTGGTTTGTATTTCAAATCACACACATTTCATTGGAACATTGAAGGTCCAAATTTCAATGACTATCATGTTTTTCTGGATGGATTCTACAATGCAGTTTGGGTAAACACAGATTTGATTGCTGAAAAGATTCGTATGTTAGGTTCTTATGCACCAACAACATTACCTAGAATGTTAGAGTTGTCCGATGTACCAGATACAGAAACAATACCAAGCGCTCTTGCGATGATGACTCAATTGAAACAAGATAATGATAGATACATAGTACATCTTCGTGCAGGCATTGTTGCAGCTGACGAAGCAAATGAACCTGCTGTATCAAATTTTCTACAAGATATTTTAGATCAACATCAAAAACAAGCTTGGATGCTAAGAAGTATTACAAAATAAAATGTCAGATTTAGGTGGCGGGTATAATGGTAATGCGAGCTTAAAACGGTTAGGGGTAGAAATATCCTATACCAAAGAACAAATTGCAGAGATAGTAAGATGTTCTGAAGATCCAATTTACTTCATTAAAAATTATGTAAAGATTGTCAATGTGGATAAAGGTCTTATTCCATTTGACATGTGGCCATTTCAAGAAAATATGGTCAACACTTTTCATAATAATAGATTCTGTATTGCTAAGATGCCACGCCAAGTTGGAAAATGTTTGCAACTAAATACTCCTATACGGTTAAGAAACAAAAGAACCGGTAAAATTATTGAAATGACAATAGGGGAGTTTTATGAACAACAGCGTAACCTGTCAAATGTGCGGACAACAAATGAAGGATCTAACTAGTCACATTTTTAGAAAACACAATATCAAAGCTGCACAATATAAAGAATTATATCCAAATATGCCCATTCGGTCTGATGCTTTGTTGAAACTTCAATCAGAACGAATCAAAGGAGACAAGAATCCTGGATATCAACATGGTGGTAAATATTCTCCATTTTCGTTAAATTATATTCACGGCACAGATAATGTTGAAGTAACTAAAAGAAAAGCAAAAGAGAATAAGACAAAAGATAAAGATAACACGCAGATAGAATATTGGTTAAAGAAAACAAGTGGTAATTTAGAAGAAGCCCAAAAGTTATTGTCTCAAAGACAGTCTACATTTTCACTGAAGAAATGTGTTGAAAAACACGGCAAAGAAAACGGCACACAGATTTGGTTGAACCGGCAAGAAAAGTGGCATAAAAATTATAAAAAATCTAATTTCTCTAAAGTATCTCAAGATTTATTTTGGCAAATTGCAGAAAAATTAGGTTCTTTATCCAATGTATATTTCGCTGAGCTAAATGATAACAAAGAAAAAGATTTGTCTGGTAACAACAATGAGCTAAGACTCAGATTAAACGAAAAACTTATTCTGCCTGATTTTATCGACACAAACCTTAACAAGATAATTGAGTTTGATGGTACATATTGGCATAAAGTAAAAAACAAAAACTATAGTTTCGATGACAATCCGGATATAAAAAAACAAAAATTGATTATTGAAAATGGATATACAGTTTTACATATCAATGAGTTTGATTATAATAATGATAAACAAGGAACAGTTGAAAAATGTCTGAACTTTCTGAAATCGTAGACAGAAAGTTTATTGATTCCTTATTGTTGGATGATGAATGGGAAATTGAATCTGATGAAGGTTGGGTTCCAATTACCCATATACATAAAACGGTAGAATATGATGAATGGATCGTAGAGGCCAATGGTGAAAAACTAATCTGTGCCGACACTCATATTTTATTTGATGAAAATCTAAATCAAATTTTTGCAAAAGATTTAGTGTCTAATGTGTCTCATGTCATGTTAAGGAATGGTCCTGCTTTGATTGATAAAGTAATCAAAACAGAAGAAAAGTCCAATATGTTTGATGTGACAGTTGACTCTGATAATCATAGGTTTTATTCAGGTAACTTTTTATCACATAATACAACCACAACTGTAGGTTATATGTTATGGTCAGTATTGTTTAATATTGATTATAAGGTTGCAATCTTAGCAAACAAGGGTTCGTTAGCAAGAGAGATTCTTGGTAGAATTCAATATGCATATGAGTATCTGCCGCTTTGGTTACAACAAGGTATTAAAACTTGGAACAAAGGTAATATTGAACTAGAAAATGGTTCAATGATTTGGGCATATGCGACTTCTGCATCTGGTGTTCGTGGAGGTACTTACAACCTAGTTTTCTTGGATGAATTTGCCTTCGTTCAACATAACATGGCACAAGATTTCTTTACTTCTACTTACCCGGTTATATCATCTGGTAAGACTACGAAAGTTATTATTGTTTCGACTCCCAATGGTCTGAACATGTTCTATAAAATGTGGGTAGATGCAATTGAAGGCAGGTCTACTTACAAGCCACTTGAAGTGCATTGGTCAATGGTTCCAGGTCGAGATGAAGAATGGAAGAATGAGACTATCAGAAACACCAGTGAAGAACAGTTTAGGCAAGAATTTGAATGTGTTGATGGTGATACAATTGTTGAAATTTATGATAAAAAAACAAAAGAAGAATATCGTGTTAGAATTAAAGATTTATATGATTTGATGAGTCCGAATTCATAGGATATATAAATACTCTTATATGATACATTTATACCACTTAATAAATAATAACACAGTAAAATATGTAGGGTTGACAAAAAATCCTACTGGTAGGTCTCGCCGGCACAAAAAAACTAAACCAGAACACTCGTTCAAAGTGATTGAAACATATGAGTCAGTTATTTTAGCTTGTCAGTCTGAAGTTGAACATATAAAATTGTATAACACTATAATTAATGGTTGGAATGTTTCTCCTGGTGGAGATTATATTGGCAATTCTGGATATAATAGAAAAGGTATAGGTGGCGTGAAAAAGAATACTATTCCATGGAATAAAAATAAAAGTGGGTATAAGTTACATAATGAATTAACCATAAAACAATTATCTTTAAAAAATTCAGGTGAAGGCAATACAAACTCAAAACTTAAAGAATATGATGTGAATGATATAATTAGAACATATATTAGCAAACCAAATATGCCTGATGTTGGTAAGGTGATGCCTAATGGTAGGCCTATGTCTTATGATAGGTCATTCTCAATAGAAATTTCAAAAAATTATGATGTAACACCTGAAAATATTACAAGAATAATCAAACAAAAATCATGGAAAAAAGTTTGGATAAATTATGTTTCATGAAAATCAAGGTCAGTATCTAATAAAAACACCTACTGGTTATGAAAACTTCAAAGGTGTTCAAAAAAAGATAGTGAACGATATGTACACTTTAACTTTTATAGACAACTCATTCATAAAATGTTCAGGTAAACACCTATTTTTAACAGACTTGGGTTTGCAAAAGACTAAAGACGTAAAAATTGGCCAATCACTAACTGGTAAATTAGTTTCTACTATTGATATTAATGTTGGCAGTTTTGAAGTTTTTGATCCTGTTGGAGTAGAAAAACATTCAACCTATTTTTCAAATGATGTAATCTCTCACAATACCGAGTTTATCGGGTCATCAGCAACATTGATATCTGGTGCAAAATTAAGAAGTCTTGCATTTCATAATCCATTATCTTCATTTGAAGGCCTTGATATATATGAAGAACCCATTAAAGACCATTTGTATATTGCCACAATTGACTGTGCAGAAGGTGTTGATTTAGACTATTCAACAATCAATGTTATAGATGCAAGTCAAGTGCCTTATAAACAGGTGGCTAAATATAGGAATAATAAATTACCTTTGTTGTTCTTTCCAACTGTGATTTTCTCAATTGCAAAGAAGTACAATGAAGCATATGCTCTGGTTGAGACCAACAACATTGGTCAACAAGTTGTCGATATTCTGCACTATGATTTGGAATACGAAAACATATACAAGTTAGAACATCATCATATTAAAGGTCAAAGCATTTCTGGTGGATTTAAAAGGTCTACTAGTTTTGGTATTAAGACCACAAAGACAGTGAAAAAAGTTGGATGTGCTAACTTAAAGACACTGGTGGAAAATGATAAGTTAATTATCAATGACTTTGACACCATTGCCGAAATGAATACCTTCACTAGAAACCGTGACAGTTATGCTGCGGAAGAAGGTAATAATGATGATTTGGTTATGGGGTTAGTTTTGTTTTCTTGGTTAACAGCACAGTCATTCTTTAAAGAATCGACAAACATCGATATTAGAAAGTTGATGTTAGCCGAACAAAACA